TGGTTCAAGGACAAGAGTCTTGAAGACATGGGTCGTAAGTATTGGAAGAAACGTTCTTACATCTTCCAAGGATTCGTTGTAAAGAATCCAATCGGTGATGACACTACACCAGAAAATCCAATCCGCAGATTTATCATTGGTCCTCAGATCTATCAAATCATTCGTAGTGCTTTGATGGACCCAGAACTCAATGAGTTGCCAACTGATTTCCTTAAGGGTGTTGATTTCCGTATCGCTAAGACATCTAAGGGTGGATACGCTGACTACTCTACTAGTAAGTGGAGTCGTAATGAGCGTTCATTGTCAGCTGAAGAAGCTGCCGCAATTGAAACTCATGGCTTGTTTACACTCAAGGACTTCCTACCTAAGAAGCCAACTGACGTTGAGCTTAAGGTAATGAAGGAAATGTTTGAAGCATCAGTCGATGGCGAAGCATACGATATGGAACGTTGGGGACAGTACTTCAAGCCAGCAGGTTTGAGCCAAAACACTGGTGATCCTAACAAGCCATCCGCAACAGCATATACTCCAGCATCTGCGCCAGCAGCTGATGACAGTGATGACGAGCCAGCTCCAGTAGCTAAGGCAGCAGCACCAGCAGCAGCACCAGCCGGTGACAATTCAAGTCGTGCGCAAGACATCCTTGCCATGATTCGCAATCGTCAAAAGCAGTAAGGCTAATATAGAGTGTGGGTCAGTGCCCACACTCTCTTTCACATCTGGAGAATAACATGGCAAAATTAACAAAATTGGCAAAGGTCAACGAGTCTATCACTATCAATCGTTACGACAACGGTTGGATGGTAGAAGTTGGCGGCCGAAACAAAGATGAAGATTGGAAGACCACTAAGACAATGTGTAACACCGAAGAGGAAGTTATCGCAGTGATCAAAGAGTGGAATTCAATGGAGTTAGACAACTAATGAATAAACCATTTGATCTTTCTAAATTTAGAAAGTCATTAACTAAGTCTATCGAAGGGCTTGGTATTGGCTTTAATGACCCAACTGATTGGGTTTCTACAGGTAACTACGCTTTAAATTATTTGATCAGTGGATCATTTCATAAAGGTGTACCGCTAGGTAAAGTTACTGTATTTGCGGGCGAGTCAGGCGCAGGCAAGTCATATATCTGTTCTGGCAATATCATTAGAGCTGCTCAAGAGCAAGGTATCTATACTATCTTGGTTGATTCGGAAAATGCTCTGGACGAAGATTGGCTGAAAGCATTAGGCGTTGATACAGCAGAAGACAAACTGCTAAAGCTCAATATCGCGATGATTGACGATGTAGCAAAGACCATTAACGAATTCATGAAAGAGTACAAGGCAATGCCGGAAGAAGGCAAGCCTAAGATTCTTTTTGTGATTGACTCTCTTGGAATGTTGTTGACTCCTACAGACGTTAATCAGTTTGAAGCAGGTGATTTGAAAGGTGACATGGGTCGTAAGCCTAAGGCACTGACAGCACTTGTGCGTAACTGTGTAAACATGTTTGGCAGTCACAATGTTGGCTTAGTGGCAACCAACCACACATATGCTTCGCAAGATATGTTTGACCCAGATGACAAGATCAGCGGCGGTCAAGGTTTTATCTATGCATCAAGTATCGTTGTAGCTATGAAGAAACTCAAGCTCAAAGAAGATGATGACGGTAATAAGATCAGCGAAGTGCGTGGTATCCGTGCCGCATGTAAAGTAATGAAAACACGTTACGCTAAACCGTTTGAAAGTGTACAAGTTAAGATTCCTTACGAAACAGGTATGAATCCATATAGTGGACTGGTCGACTTGTTTGAAGCAAAAGGGTTGCTCAAGAAAGAAGGTAACAGTCTTGTATATGTTACAAAAGATGGCGAGATCATTAAACAGTTCCGTAAAGCGTGGGAACGTAATGAGAATGAAGGGCTAGACAAAGCGATGAATGATATTTCAAATCATGGCGAAATTTCCGTTTCAGAGATAACTACAACTGTTGAAACGGAGACTGTGGAATGAAAGACGATATGATCGCAGACATCTGGACTATGGTAGTTGAACATATTCCAGAAAAGCAAAAGAAGGAAGTTGCTTCAGATTTTGTTGATATCTTGTTAGACTATGGTATTAAAGAATCTGTGTTAGATAATCTTCTCGGTGTTGATCCATACCTTGACCAAGCTATTGAATATGCTTCCGACGGCAAAGACGCCGGTGGCTACAATGATGAGGAAGAGGAAGATGCTGACTACTACGAAGACGAGGACTAATGAGCTGGTACGATAAAATATCAAAGGATATTTCATATATTCCTGATGCTGTCGCGTTCTATGAACAAGAGTTACAGGCAGCTAAACTTGAATGTAAAATCTTTGGTAATATCGAAAAAGCTTCAGCAAACATGCCTGGTATTGTAGAGAATCGTTTCAATCAATTACAAGAGATTGAAGCGGTTCTTGAATACTTAAACATAGAACTTAGGCGTTTAAAAAGCCAACATTTTAGAAAATATCTTGAAAATTATCAACGCTCGCTGAGCAGTCGCGATTGTGAAAAATTCGTAGACGGCGAAGCAGATGTTGTTGATTTTGAAAAAATTATCAATGAATTTGCCCTACTTAGAAACAAGTGGTTGGGCATTATCAAAGGTCTTGATATCAAGCAATGGCAGATGAGTAATATTATTAAATTGCGTGTTGCTGGTATGGAAGACGCTAGTCTGTAACAATAGGATTGTCTGGAACTTGAACTTCTGTTGGCCAACCTTGGTAGGCCACAGTTAGTTCTTGTGCTACTCCAGATTCCCACTCATCAAACTTAAATTGTATCCACGCTAGGTGTTCGTGATAGATATCTCTATTTGTAGGTTCTGTTGCGTTACGCCAATTATCTAAGGTATTGTCGCTAGCTACCCAAGTAGGACACACTCCGAGACTGATAGCCTGTTTACCGTACCATAATGCTTCTGCGGTGATGCCTGAACTGTAACTGACCACAAGATCAGCCCAATCAAAATCTTCCCATAAGGTTGTATAACGAGTCCAACGCTTTCTCTGTTTTTCTCGTATACGAATATTCCCACCTTCGCTTTCTAGTTTTGTTTTGATGTTTTCAGCCCACTCCATAGCAGTCATTCCTGTCCAGAAACAGATGCTTTTTAATGGTGGAGCTATTAACACATTCCTTATCTTTCGAACTTTCCAAGGATGTTTTTCTATATTCAGTATAGGAAATCTACTATGCGATATATGTCCTATCCTTGTGGCAGCATAACTGTTTACAGCAACACGAAACATACTTCTATGTTTTTCTTTCCAGCCGCCAGTAAGCTGTCTGTTGATAACAAAACTAGGTCTACGTAATTTTAACCATTCTCTATGATTTTTATCTACTAGATTAGCAGGTATTACTAAAGGTATCTCAGGATTAATTTTATCCCAAGAATCTAGTTCTATTAATTGGTCTGACCATCGACGCCATCCTCTAAGAAATGCTTCATCGTGTTCATGTGGAAAGATCTGGACAATTTTTTTCATCATGAATATTTATAGCAGTAAAATACCCATATAAATATCAGCATGAAAATAGTCATTGTAACGGGCGGCTTCGACCCTATCCATTCGGGCCACATTTCCTACCTAACAGCAGCAAAAGAACTTGGAGATATCCTAGTGGTTGGTGTTAATTCAGACAAATGGTTGACTGATAAAAAAGGTAAACCATTCATGGATGTTGAGGAACGAAAAACGATCATAGCTAATCTCAAGATGGTTGACAAGGTTATAGAATTTGATGACTCAGACAGTACAGCTAAACAATGTATCGCAAAAGTTAGAGAATTATACCCCACAGATGATTTGATTTTCGCCAATGGCGGAGATAGGACTTCAGACAATATTCCAGAAATGTCGTTTGAGGACGCATCCTTGACATTTGAGTTTGGTGTAGGCGGAGAAGACAAGAAAAATTCTAGTTCTTGGATTTTATCTGATTGGAAAGAACCTAAGACTGGTCGTGCCTGGGGCAATTTCCGAGTGTTATACGAAGAAGACGGTATCAAGGTCAAAGAACTTTACATAGAGCCTGGTAGAAAATTATCTAAACAGCGTCATGCC